GCATCAATTGTGCGACAGCATTAACGGTAACAGATTGTGGATCTGCAAACATAAGTAGTTGACCTCCTAAGAGATTATGGAGTTAAACTAGTTGCGTCCCTACAGATTCCAACTTGTAAGGATTGAGAAGCCAACTAGTCGATAACCTTAGCGACCCTGTTGAAATTTCCTTTTGGAAATTGGCAGAGCAGCTAAGATCGCTAGTTGAAATGGGGATAACATTTCCCATTTCAGGTTAAACCCATATGGACTTTCTGCCTTATCACGTTGTTTGGTTTCGATTATTCGATTCCACTCAAACGTTTCAGCACCATCCCAGAAATAGTGAGTCTCAGCGAGATTCACTGTTCTGACTGAATGCTGCATAAGGAACATGTACCTGGCCACGAGGCTGTCTGATCCCCAATCGGTGACTCTTTCAATGAGTTCGCCTAAATTGGTAAACCAGTCAACCAACCATGACCAGGGGGTTGCTTTATACAAGGTTGATGGATTAACTCGGATACCATAAATCGTAAGATAACGATAAATGGTAGCCATCTGCCCATGATAGGCAGAGTTAGTCATATCAAATTCAGGACGGTAATATTTAAACGACCCTTCGGCCCAAACGTGGTCAAACTGACGACGTCTAAGCTGCCAGGTTGAATAAGAGTTACCTCCCCCATAAGCGGGACCCAAGTTACGCATCGAATCAAGCCACGCACCGCGAGGTTCAGAAACCGCGCTGTAGCCGTAGTTGATGATGGTATCAGGGGCTGATTCTTGTAAAAAGGTCCATTGTCGTTTCTGCCATCGGTTATTGTCTCGACTAAGTCGAGCAATATACTCCTGTTGGTTCAAGAAGACCCTAATAAGGTCCTCAAGATCCTTTAGAAACGGCACCCAGCCGAAGCTGTGGTTGAGAAAGTCGTCAGCGACGGCCTTAGGGCCGAGAACTGCGCGTAAACCGCCAACGTCTTGTCCACCAAGGATTTTAAAGCCTTCGTGGAAACGTTTAGCTGTTTGCGAAAGCATGCCGGGGAGATCGCGTATTTCAGCGATAGCCACGCCAATGCCAGCTTTCTCAATTTTAGGTCTAAGTTGTTTATAGACCTTAGGACCATAGAGCGAAGTCTTATCCGTCGGAAAGGCAAAGCCTGAGAATATTGGTGCGTAGCCCGCACTCCCATAAAAGGAGTCCGGAACTCCATCACCAACAAAGATGGGGTTTGCAAAACCACCACCATACTCATAAGTAACGCCCCCG